TACTGGTGCAGATTTTGCTTTGAATCACACATTTGCTGATGTGGATGAATACGGTGACTACATGAATATGCTTCTGATAAACAACCATGCTAGTCAAGGCTATGCGTTTAAGAGTAGCTCATTAGTCGCCCCTATAACTTGGAATGTAACTACGGATGAAGCGGCTTTCTACCTAAGATTCGATGATGAGGATGATAGTAGAGTAGTACGAATACAAATGCCAGAGAACCCAAACTATGTGAGCTTGGGTGCATTAGTAGCAGATATTCAAGCATTACTTATAAATAATTCAGAAACGTTGAATAAAATAACTTGTTCATTATCTGGTTCCAATATTTTATTTGAGGGTGTCAATAACAGAACAACGGGATCACATAAGATTAAACTTTTTGATGCCACAGGAAATGATTTCCTTATTAAGATTGGTATGACTTCTGATACAGAGATATTTGATTACTCCAACATAATTGAATTCCAACCCCATGATACTACTAAAGTTAAAATAGTTGGATTAGACCCTTATTTCAAAGTAAGATTTAAGGATGGAGTTACCCTTTTAAATGCTTTAACTACAGCAGGATTTGACGGTAATATGTTTACAGGAGAAGTAGTTTACTATCATACCCCCATTCCCTTTGCTACAAACAACACACTCAATTTTGATGGTAACTTTAGGTCTACTACCTTAAATACAAACTCTATTATTACATTGGATGCTTCTGTATCAACTTTAACTGCTACCACTTTAATAACAGGGTTACGGGGTGACTTTGTTTCTCTGGTTGTATCTCCTACACCAGTAACTACAGAACTTCAATTTGATGTAACCATTGCTGGCGATACTTCATTAGGAACATTAGAAGTATCAGGAACTTCATTACTAAAAGGAGCAGTGACTGTAGAAGGAGTTGCTAACACAGTTCTAGTAGAAGGTATAACAACACTAGAAGGAAATGTGTTTATAACAAATCCTAACCATGATGCATATAGAACTTTATACAAAGCAGATCTATTGTCTGCTGGTGTTTTGATTCCCGGAAATAAACCTGAATTAGAAACAAGTGATACTAGCTACCTTCTATACAATGGCAACTTTGGTGCTGTAGACGTAGATGTATTAGGAACACTAGCTATTCATACAGATCCTACTATAGTTTCATCTCCTGTAGGTCGTTTGTATAAGAGTAGTTCCGTAGCTCCCAATTCTTCTGATGCGGCACAAACCTTATGCTACAATGGCCCTATGAGAGCAATGACTTTTACTCCCGGTTCAGCAAGAATTCTAAAAACTGATATTACCCCCTCAACTGTTAATGCTCTACAGATCATACTAGATACTTTAGTTACTGATTATAAGTTCAAAACAGATTTGGGCTATCAAAGAATAGGTTTCATAGCGGATGACACTAACCCATTATTGAGTGGTGTGAATCAAGACGGGGTGGATATAACTAATTGTATAGGAACGTTAATTAAATCCGTACAAGAACTATACAATTTAATAAAAGGATAATCTATGGCAGATTTGACATACCCTGAACAAGGGGATATCTGGTTAAATAATGATAAACTAACTCTCAAATACCATTTAGATGGAAAAAACAGAACTGTTGTTCCCCAAGATTGGTTTATGGCGGGTGAAGCAATCACAGCATCCAAAGTAGTGTCTATAGCGGATTCCACTTGGCAACCCACAGCTACTGGTAAACTATTTCATACTGATTCTGCCAACGTAGAAAAGACAGTAGGCATAGCCCTTAATGGTGGAGCTATAGGTGACTGGATTGAAGTTCAAAGGGCAGGATTATATACTTATGCCTCTAATGTATTTACTACAGATCAAATAGGGAAAATTGCCTACGTCTCAATTGCACCAGATGGTGACATAACTACGGATCTTTATTCTGCTGTATTATTAGGAAATAACTTAATAGAAATAGGTCAGGTCATTGCCCTTAATCAGATAATGATCAGTATCGAGGGTGATGGTCGTGGCCCTATGGATTTCAGTGAGTTTGAATACATAGTTGGCGAGGCTATGGATTACAGTTCAGGCACACCATTTCTACTTTGTCAGAAAGCCGATGGAAAAGTATATAAAGCGTCTAAAAAGAAATCTGATCTATCTGTTGGAATTGATAGATATAATGTTGTAGGCTTTCTTGCTGGAATTATAGCAGGGGATACCGCACTAGCAGATGGTGACAAAGTAATTGTAAGACGAACTGGTTTAGTGGAAGGTTTTACAGGTCTTACTGCTGGTAGTCCTGTATTTGCTTCTGGTGATGAAACTGCTTTAAGCTTTGGTGGAGTAACCCAGAATATAGCTGAAATAGACACCTATAATGATAAATATATTTATGTTGGTGTTGCTTACCAATCTGATGCAGTAATAGCAAATATTAACCCTCCTGTTGATATGCTTTCTGCCGCCGCAATAGGAACAATTAAGCTATCGGAAAATAACTATGCTGACTCTGGTCATCTACTTATGGATGGATCAGAATATCTTATTGCTACGTATCCAGAATTATATGCTGTAATAGGAGATACTTTTGGAGTTTCAACAGAACCCGGAGTGAAATTCAAATTAGCAAATCTCAATGTTGCTATAGATTATTACTACCAGATCAAGGCCAAATACTTTAATGAGCTTGCTCCTTTCTATTACACACCTACATACCAAGTAGAGTTTCCTGATGATGGAACTTGGCATACCTATGATGGTGAATCATTTGAAGTAGATATTGGTTCATTCACTATGGCTTCTTCAGATGACTTTAAACAATTACACGTTAAACTATTTGCCAAGAAGAACGACAATGTGATAGAAGTTCCTGATCTCTTTGCCTTTAATGATGGTGTATCCGAAAAGAAATATGGGTATACTATAGGTAGAGGTTTGAGTAATGCCGCATTAGCTATTACTATTGCTAATGATGGATTAGCTTATAACGATGCAACAAGTGTTATTCCTTTAGATGGAACTTGGGAATTGAAAGTAATAGTTCAGAAGAACGAACGCTTCAATCAATTTAGGGATAGTAATGCTGATGCTCACTTACAGACATTATGGAATAACATGAATTCCCCTAATGACTTTGTTGAATATGAACCATTAACAGCAAGTAAATCTTATGGGCAAGTATCCACCAATTATTCAGTCACTATTGACTCAGCAATTATTACTACAGTTGATATTCATTTTGGTTGTAGTAATGTAGGAAAAACATTCAGGTTATCTAATAAGGGAACAGCTAATTGTAATTTAGTCACCTCTGGAACCAACACAGTAATTCTTCCACCTAATTCTTCTGTTGAATATATGTGGGATGGAACTGATTGGCAGATATTCAATAGCATTATGTATGCTTCTATCTGGAATCCATTACGAACGTATAAGCAGTATGAACCCATTTTCTATGAGGGTGTTCCATACAGATCTAAAATAAATAACAACACCAATATGGTTCCTTCTACTTCTCTTAATGAATGGGAAGTAACTGGTGGTGGCGGTGTAACAATAAATGGAATATCAAATATAAATGCCGTTGCTGGAAAAGTAATAGCATTAGATCCTGCTACCAGTAATTTCGTTTTAGCTACAAATAACTCCGCTACAGTTCATACAGCAGTGGGGTTTGCCAAGTCATCTCTTTCAATAGGTGTTGACGGTCAGTTACTTGGTAATGGTAGTGTAGTAAAAGGGTTTGTGGGTCTTACTCCCGGTGCTTCAGTTTATTTAGGTCATGATGGTGCTTTCTTCACCGATCCCAGTTTAGTAGTTCAAGGTGAATATAGACAGCATTTAGGTACGTGTTTAAATACAACAGATATTCTTGTTGATATAGAAGAACCAGAATTTTCGTATGATGTATTTAGGGAAAATATTCAAACTATCAATGCCACCTATACTGTGGGTACTGTGCCTGTTCCTAAGAATGCTTTAACAGCAGGGCCAGTAACAATTGCTGATGGAGTTGTAATTACTATTGAAGATGGGTCAAATTGGATCATAGTATAACTTTACTAAAAAAGAAAGTAGGAGAAATAATTATATGCCTTTAGTTTTAAATGGTACAACTGGAGTAGACTTACCTAATAGTTCTAGAATTCTTTTTAATGATGGAACTTCAATAGAGTTAGATCATGCGGGGGCTTCATTATTAAAAGACCTTGTGACTACTCCGGGTGATAACACTACAGAAAAGATATCCAATTTAGTTTATATTTCTTCTGTAGTGGGTTATGGTGTTTCTTGGGATGAAGCAACAGATGTTTATACTCGTCTTGGTTCCCCCATGTTTCAATCACAACCATTAGCTGAGAAAGCTTCAGATACAGTTATGCCTGTTCATACTAAAATTCGTAGGTGTCTAGTAGCAGATAATGGGACAGTAAATTATTATTTATCCCATTATAACTCTAATTATAAAGAAGATGGTGTTACAGCCTCTGTTTTAACAGGTGCCGATGGTCAAGTAATGGTTGAAATACCTAAATTTTGGTATAGGTATTCTTATACAGGTACTGTGCATTCTTGGGAAATATCTCATGTAGTATTAGACGGATTTACTGTTCACCCTGCTTTTATGCAAGGGGCAACAGAAAAGTCTTATATTTATGTGGGGGCTTATGAGGGTATTCTTTATGATGTAAGTGGTAGTACATATGTAGATTATGCTTCAGGTTTTGGTATTGATTGGAATGCAGATAAACTCTCTTCCGTATCAGGTAAAAGACCTGTAACCCAAGGAACTAGGGCAAATTTTAGATCTGCCTGTTCCAGAAGAGGAACAGGTTGGTCACAAGTTACATATGATTTTCTTTCTGCTATCCAACTTCTTTATTTAATTGAATATGCTTCTTTTAATTCTCAAGTTACCATTGGTGCGGGTATAACAAATGTTACGGATTGGGCTTCAATAAGTAGTTATCCATTTGCATTATCTGGAAATTCTAATCCTATAGGTAATAAAACTGGGAATACCGCAGGGGGAACAACCTATGCTTCAGAAGCTACTAAATATATGTCCTACAGGGGTATAGAAAACTTCTATGGTCATATCTGGAAATTTGTTGATGGGATGAATACTAATGATAACAGGGTGTATGTAAATAATACTCCTACACAATTTGCTGATGATACTACCACTAACTATTTTGATATAGGAGTAAATTGTTCTAATGCCAATGGATACCAGAATACACTAATTCAAATAGAAAGGGGGTTTTTACCATTAACTAGTACGGCTTCAGCTTCAACTAAAACAACAGATTATTATTGGCAGTCTACGGGCTGGAGGGTGGCGCTTTCGGGCAGTGCTTCTCATGATGGTGTTGCTGCGGGCGCTTTTTCTTTGTCTCTGGATACTGCTTCTTCTGCTCTTGATGCTATTATCGGTTCGCGTTTGTGTTTCTCTAAGTAAAGTAAATGTTAAGAAGGTTGAGTATCCGAATTCCTTTGAGTGACGATTTCAGGCAGTAATTCTAATAATGGTGTTAATGCAGGCACTTTTTCTTTGAATCTGAATAATGCTTCTTCTAATCTTAATGCTAATATCGGTTCACGTTTATGTTTGTAAAGTAAATGTTAAGTAGGATACAAGACCGCACCTCTAGGTGAAAAATAAGAATACTCCAATATGTATTAGTAGTGAAAACGAAAGTTCATGGGGTGACAAACACTTAAAAAATGGAGTTACTGAATGAAACGGGTAGGCAATTTATATGAAAAAATATATGATATGGAAAATATTAAATTAGCCCACAAAAATGCAATGCGTGGAAAGCGTAAATATAGGGAAGTACGAAAAGTAGAAAGTAATCCTGATAAATACTTAAAACAAATACAAACAATGCTAATTGAAAAAACATACAAAAATTCAGAGTATACTATTTTCACACGTAAGTTTTTAAAAAAGACAAGAGAGATATATAAACTACCCTATTTTCCAGATAGAATAGTACATCACTGTATTATGCAGATACTGGAGCCTATCTGGACTAAAACATTTATAAGGGATACATACTCCTCAATTAAAGGAAGGGGTGTACATGATGGATTAGCTAGAGTGAAACTTGCTGTTAAAGACCCTAATGAAGTCATGTGTCTAAAAATGGATGTCACCAAATTTTACCCTTCAATAGATCATGGAGTATTAAAGAATATTCTAATTAAAAAAATAAAATGTATAAATACTTTGAACTTATTATTTACAATTATCGATTCAGCTAAGGGTGTTCCAATAGGTAACTACTTGTCTCAATATTTTGGGAACATTTATCTAACAGAAATGGATCACTGGATAAAAGAAATTCTTAAATGCAAATATTATTTTAGATACTGCGATGACCTAGTAATTCTATCTGATAGTAGCAACCATTTGCATACGGTGAGAAAACAAATAGAAAAATATTTGAAAGAAAAGCTCAACCTACAACTAAAGTCAAATTGGCAAATTTTTCCCATACAAGATAGAGGTATAGATTTTTTAGGGTATAAAATATTTCATAGTTACACTTTGATAAGAAAAAGTATAAAGGATTCCTTCAAAAAAGTATTACAAAATAAGTCTATGAAACGTTCTATTTCTAGTTACTGGGGATGGTTTAAATTTGCAGACACATACAATTTCTGTAACAAGTACAATTTTTTCGTAGCATAAGTATAAAGGAGATATAATATTAAAGAAATACTAATAAATTACAAGACAGAAATACTACACTTACTCTCATTCCTTTATATACCTTTCATCATGTTTGTGATCTCTCTGGCTATGGTATACCTCTTTGGAAGAATGCTTAACTTAGCTAAGACCAATACTAAAAAGAATTGGATAGCAGTTATTACTTTAATTCTCTCTTATTCTTTCTATTTTATATACTACGACATTAAATATACATTAGAGCAAAAAATCTGGTATACTCTTATTTACATAAGTATATCAATCATATTCTATGTTCTATTGGGATTCAAGCTATATGATAGGGTAGATCAATTGTTAGATAAAGTAGTTCCAGATGACAAGAAAACTATAACAAAAAAGAAACACTAATTAGATAAGAGAATAATTTTTATTATTCTTCTATATATTAAGGAGCCTCATAGAGGTAAGTAAAAGGAGATAATTATGGCTACACAGGTTAAAATCAAGAAGGGTGGAAGCGCCCGACTTATTATCGAGAATTTCGTTGATCAGGATTATGTTACTATTCCTGCTGGTTACAAGCTTGAATCAATTGTGATCAAGAAAAGTGGAACTACTGCTGGTAATATTGAAGTAGGAACAACCAATGGTGGAGATGAAGTAGTAACTTCTGTCGCCCTTTCTGGCACTGATGGTAATGTTTCTGCCCTAACCCTGAAACTAACAATCTTTGCTGTCGAGACAAAACTCTATCTCGACGTATCAAGCGCCGCTACTGGAACTATTGCTTTCCAGATTCAAAAAATACTCTAAGGAATAAACTATGGCAAGTAAAGTAATAATGAAAAAGGGTGGGTCTGCCCGATTAGAAATAGAAGACTTTCAGAGTATGGATCATTTTACAGTTCCTGCTGGCTTTAAGCTAGAAAAGATAATTGTAGAAAATGCAAAAGCACAGGCAGATACAATTAAATTAGGTGACTATGTTGATGCAGTTGCTGAAGTAGTAAAGATTGTTCAGACTGGCGATGTTAGTGCTAATGGTGATATTACAGTAACACTAAGGGGTGGTACTCCAGTATTAGTCCCTGTTTTAGGAGCAGATAGTATCGCCCAAACAGTTACTAAAATGGCTAGTGCTACTTATCCCGGTTGGTCTGTAGCTGAGAGTTTAGGTACTACAGTTACTTGGACAGCTAATGTTGCTGGATTAAAGACAGGAGTTACCTCTGTTACTGGCCCTGCTGGATTTGCTAAAACTGGCCCAACACTTGATTTTGAAGGTGCTGATCCTACTTGTGGTGAAGAAGTAGTAGCCTCTGGTGGTCTAGTAGGAACAATAGGAAGCTTAAATGACATGACTTTAGTTAAGACCCTATATGCCGCTGACACTGATGTTTACATGGATGGTTCAGCTACAGGGACTATTGTTGCTCAAATTCAGAAGCTATTTTAACTGATAACACAAAGATAACTAATTGAGGGTAATACACATAAGTGTGTTACCCTTATTTTATTGCTGGAGGGCTAAATAATTTGTATAGTGATCCACGTACCATATTTCAAAAGAAAATACAAAATCTAATGAAGAGTGAACCAGAAGAAATAGAAACAGTATTTGAGAAATTGTTTACTATTCAACAGATACTACTATTGGAGCGTATGCCTGAAGTAGAAAAGAATAATTGGCGCTCCATGCTAGAGATATATAATACAATAGGTATGGGGCAATTCATAAAGATAATAACATTACTTAAAGGGAGTACACTGACATTTCCTTCTGAGGATGAATTAAAAGATAGTATACTAACAGTCATGTGCTATTATTATAAAGAAGTAGAAAAAAAGAATTGGAAAGAGATAACAAAGATACTAAATATACCTAAT